CAAGTCACAGGGTTGCAATAACACACAACATCTTGTGCTACAATTTCTGACGATGCCAAGATATGGCAGGAACCCCGCACAGCGGGAGAAATATGCAGCACCGTCATCTGCCTCCGGGTGACGGTTGGGCGAAGGAGTGTACATATGGACAGCGACATCGACCGCGATGACGAGCAAGAAGGCCGCAATCCGCTACGCGACCGGATGAAGCAGCTAGAAGCCGAAAACGCTGAACTGAAAGCGCGAGCCGACGAGGCATCCGCAGCAGCCCGCGAACTGGCGTTCGTGAAGGCCGGAGTAGATCCGAACCTTCCGATCTCCAAGTACTTTATGAAGGGCTACGACGGCGACCTCACCGAAGACGCGATCAGAGAAGCAGCGATCGAAGCGCAAATCGTGAAAGACGCACAGGCCGAGCAGGTCAAGTCTGAAGCCCAAACGTGGGATCGTTCCACGCAGATAGCAGCAGACTCGTCAAGCGAAGCCCCAGTCGATTTCGTGACGCGAATCAGCCAAGCCAAAACAACGGCAGAGGTTGACCAGTTGCTGGCCGAAGCAAAAGCCCAAGCACAGTAGCCCCCCTAACCGGGGCTACCAACCCGGAAGGACTCCATCATGGCCTATACCCAGGCTTCATCCCTCTCCGTCGATCAGGCGGCATTTGATCGTATCGCGTTCTTCGCGCTGCGTTCAGAGCTGTTGTTCGACGCTGTCGCCGACGTGCAGCCGACCAACCAGTCGATGCCCGGTTCCACGGTGACTTTCACCATTTTCAACGACCTCGCAGCCGCAACTACGGCTCTGACCGAGACGAGCGATGTGACCGCCGTCGCCATGAGCGACAGCCAGGTCAGCGTGACCCTCGCTGAGTACGGCAACGCGGTGCTGACCACCGCCAAGCTGCGTGGCACCTCGTTCCTCGATGTCGATACCGTTGCCGCCAACGTCGTTGGTTACAACGCTGGTATCTCGATTGACAGCGTGGTTCGTACCGTTCTTGAAGCAGGCACCAACGTCAACTACGCGACGGGCGGCGCAACCGACCCGACTTCGCGTGTGACCATCGCCGCCGAGGACATCATTGCAGCTGACGACCTCCGTAAGGTGACCGCACAACTTCGTGGCGACAACGTCCCGACGTTCAACGGTTTGTACATGGGCTACATCCACCCAGATGTTAGCTATGACCTGCGTTCGGAGACTGGTGCTGCCGCATGGCGCGACCCGCATGTGTACGTTGACACCGACATGATTTACAACGGTGAGATCGGCGCGTTTGAGGGTACCCGTTTCATTGAGACGCCTCGCGCCCCGCTGTTCGTTGATGGCGGTGCATCCAACGTGGACGCATACGGCACCCTGGTCATGGGCCGTCAGGCTCTCGCCAAGGCCCACTCGATCACCGATGGCAACGGCCCCAGCCCGTCAATCGTGCGTGGCCCTGTGACCGACACGTTGGAGCGTTTCCAGCCGATCGGTTGGTACTGGCTCGGTGGCTACGGTCGGTTCCGCGAGGCTTCGCTTCGCCGGATTGAGTCGTCGTCCTCGATCGGTGCGAACGCCTGATCCGAGTTCCCTCAGGCATCAGCCCCCTGCTTCGGCGGGGGGCTTTTGCCGTTGTGGGGGTGGTACAATGGCAGCACGATCCTGACCGAAGGTAGACCATGAGCATTTCTAACTACGCTGAAAACAAGTTGTTGGACACGATCGGTGGTACGTCGTTCTCTGTGACGACCGCGTATCTTCAGCTGCATTTGGGTGATCCGGGGGAGGATTGCACCGCGAACGCTGCGACGGAGACGACTCGCAAGTCGGTGTCGTTTAGTGCGGCGTCTGGTGGTTCGATGGCGTCGTCGGCGACTGTTGAGTGGACGAATGTTGCTGCGACGGAGACTGTGACGCATTGGTCGTTGTGGGATGCTTCTTCGGCTGGTAATGCGTTGTGGTCGGGGGCGTTGGCGTCGTCGGCTGCGTTGACGGCTGGGGATACGTTTCAGATCACTTCGTTGACGTTGACGCTCGACTGAGGTAGCTGGTGGCTACTAATTTCCCTGGTTCGCAGGATTCGTTTACGAATCCGACTTCGGCTGACACTCTTGCGTCGCCGGATCATGCTGCCCAGCATGCGGATGTGAATGATGCTGTTGAGGCGATTGAGACTGCCTTGTTGGATGGCGCGCCGTTGCACATTGACGACGCGAACGAGCGGGTCGGTATCGGCACGACAACACCTGCTCGCACTTTGGAAGTCCAGTCGTCATCGGGTGCTGTCGCAAACTTTGGGTCAGACGCAACGAACGCCTACATCACACTTACTGACAGCGGAACTACCAGCAACACACAGGTGCGTGTTGGTGCTGTTGGCGACGAGATGCGGTTGTACGCTGGTGGTTCTGAGGCGGTTCGTATTGACTCGTCTGGCAGTGTCGGTATCGGTACAACGACACCCGATACCAATATGCACGTTTATGATGCGTCCACAAACGTTGTGGCTTTGTTTGAGTCTGGTGATTCTAGTGCGGGTATTGCGTTCAAGGACAGCGATTCGACAGGTAACTATTATGACCGACAGATTCGTGTTGCTGGCGACGATATGCACTTTCAGACAGGCAATACTGACCGTGTAACGATTACTTCGTCTGGCAATGTCGGTATCGGTACAACCAGCCCCAGTTCACCTCTGCACTTGTTTGGGGCAGGCAACGCAGTCGATCAGATCAGGATTTCATCTACGGGCGGCACAGTTTCGGAGTACGGGTTCCTCGCTGCTGATGCTTCTACAAATGTCATGAGGTATGGCTACTGGACGGGTAGCGGGTTCGGAAACCATCACTTTGAGGGCAATGTCGGTGTCAACGACAGTACTCCTTCGTACACGCTAGATGTCAACGGTACGTTCCGATCCACAGGAGCCGCATACACTTCTTCGTTGCAACTCAACAGCGGTCCGATTCTTTCTGACGCAGGCGCGGAGAACGACCTTCGATTGACAACCGCATACGGCTATCTGGATTTCGGTCCGCTGAACACCTCGTGGTGCCATTTTCAAACTGACCGTCCTGCTTTCTACTTCTACAAGTACATCAACATGGCAGGTGGCTCAACAGTACGCGGAGATTTGACTATTGATGGCCTTTTGTATCTTGGCAGCAGAGGGTTGCGTCAAGTATCAGGAAGTTATGGCACAGTTCAAACTCATGGGTCTGGCGCGGGCAACTGGGAGGGTTACAGTATTGATGGCCGTGTCGTTTTCATGCACGACGGTGCCAATGCTTGGGGCATTTACAACGATGTGAATAATGAGTGGATGCTTTACGGTACGCTGAACGGCTCTGTTGAACTGAAACACAACAACGTAACTAAGGCTTACACAGATAGTTCTGGTTTTCGTGTGGCAGGTCGTTTGTATTCGGATTCTGGCACATCATCTTTTGATGTGTTGCAGGTGCGAAATGAAATCCAGTTGGCTTACGGGTCGGTAACCGACCCTCCAATCACTTGGTCATCTGACGGAGACACAGGTATTTACGGGGCAAATGATCGTGTGTACATTGGTACTAGCGGCGTTATGCGTGCGGCGTTCGGCAACAACTTTTGCGACTTCTACGGCGAAAGTCGTTTCTACTACGACACAAGTTCTAATGACTGGTCGGCCCAGCCGATTCAGGCGGTAGCGGGTACTGCTAACGATATTGGTATTGCTATCCGCTCTTACGGTTCGGATACCCATACAACTCAGATGCGTGCTTCGTCTGGAATTTTATTTATTCGCAGCCACAACGACGGCGGGTATCACACGGTTGCCGCGATTATTTCCAGCCAGTCCTCGCGTGATGAGAAACAGGACATTGTTGAATGGTCGCCGCCTGTCCCTGTTTCTGCTGGTTCGATGACGAACCCTGAGTATGCGACAACGATGAGTTTGGTGAACCAGTTGAATGTCGTGTCATACCGTTGGGACAAACAAAGGTACTGTATCGCTAATGAAGTTTGCGAAGATGACCCAGATCACGACGATACACACATTTGTGGTCGTGATTGTGATAGCAGCGTTGAAGAACCCTGCAATTATTACAGGCAGTGGGAACGTGGAACTATCGGGCTTGTTGCCGAGGAAGTCGGTGAGGTTATTCCGCAGGTGACTGATATCGACATGAAGTCTGGGGAGAATAAGGCGATTGATGGTTTGGCTTTGACTTCCGTGCTGGTCAAGGCTCTACAGGAAATAGATGCACGGCTATCTGCTTTGGAGGCAGCGTGAACATTGACCCTATGGATTTGATCCACGAGTTTGAACGTCAGTTCCCTAAGGAGTTGACGATCTGCGCTCAGGCAGTTCATATTCGGATGTTGCAAGAACAAGTCCCTGTCGAAGAACCCGACCAGGAGTAACCAATGGCCCGCCTGTACAACGACAGCGGGTTCACCTACAGCGCGTCGAACCTCACCTACAACGGCGCAGAAATTCATGCCCGCACAGCCAGCGGGGCAGGTGCAGGCGACAGCAGCTCTACGCCGGTTGTCACACGGGCACGCACCGCAACTGGGGCAGGCGCAGGCACCTCGACCGCCGCCGGTCTTCGTTTCGTGCCACGCACCGCGACGGGAACCGGCTCGGGAACCAGCGGAACAACCGCTGTCAGAACCACGTTTGCGACGGGAACAGGCTCGGGAACAGGCGGGAACAGCCCCACCAGCCAACTCCGCATCACGTTCGCCACCGCCACAGGCACAGGTGCTGGAACCTCTAACAACGCGATCTTGCACAAACAGCTCCGCACCGGCTATGGGTCAGGCGGCGCAACCACCGGGGACACCGCGACCTATCTGCGTATCGTCCCCCGCGCCGGAACAGGAACAGGAACGGGCACATCTGCCTCGGTTGGGGCGCGTATCGTTTTTGCCGATCTGGTTGGCAGCGGCACAGGCGGTGACATCGCCGCCGACTGGATCAAGAGCTTGATCTTCCGGCCACCAGCCGAAGACGACTTCCCGTTCGCCACCTACCTCGGTCGAGGCAAAGCAAACCGTTTCTACGGGTTCGTCCAACCAGGAGCCAGGGCACGCAACGTGTACAAACTTGCTGACGGCACATTCACCAACGTCGATCCGCGCAACGACAACCTTGTCGTCAAACTGTACCTCGGCGCACACGAACACTTCGTCACAGAAGACGAGAAAGCAGAACTCGTCGCAGCAGGATACGAGGTCACATGATGGCAACCTTCACCCCGCCCACCGACGATTTCCACAATCTTTCCGACTTCGATGTGGACAAACCTTGGACAGCGGAACGCCGACAGGCATACATGTTTCTCCGTCACTACGCCGCCCTCCCAAGAGGCCGCAACGTGTACAAACTCACCGACGGCACCTACATCGAGAACGACCCTGCCGACATTTCCGATGTAGCAATCACCTACTACGGTGGTCACCAATACACCGTTGACGACACCGAAGCAGCAGCTTTGACAGCAGCAGGCTACGGCGACTTCATCACCTAAACTGTTCCACATGAAACATCGTGAAACCCATCCTGGTCTTGACGTTGACGGCTGTTTCGGTTGCAGGATCGCAGGCGTCGCTTTCGCCGCGTCCTCAATGCCGTCCCGCAAGATCGCTACGAACGACATTGATGCGACGGAGCGCCGCTGGTCGAAAGACATGGACGCATACAAGCGTTTGAAACAGGACGGTTTACAGCCCGCAAAGATTGACGGTGCTGCCGAGATCGAGAAGAAGGCCGATCATCCGTCACAGGTCGTTACAGGCATCTTGTAGTACAATAGGCGCATGGCTGTGTACCGTGGCAAGCAGGTTGAGTTGAACTCGCCTCGCCGTATCCGTAAGGGTGAACCGGGCTATGGCCGTAAGAAATCTGTCGTCTATGTGAAGGACGGCGCGAATGTGAAACGGGTGACGTTCGGTGATCCGAACATGAAGATCAAGAAGCAAGATCCTGCCCGTCGTAAGAACTTTCGTGCCCGTCATAACTGTGACAGTCCTGGCCCGAAAACGAAGGCACGTTTCTGGTCGTGCAAGGCGTGGTGAGCTGATGCCGGCGAAGAAGAAAGCGTTTTGGGATACGAAGAACCCGAAGAAGAAGTCGTCGTCGTCGTTGTCACCTGCTCAGAAACGTGCTGCGAAGGCGCGTGCGAAGAAGGCGGGTCGCCCGTATCCGAACCTTGTCGATAACGCCGCTATGGCGAGAAAGAAGAAGAAGTGACATGGCTATGTACGGTGGCATGAAGTACAAGAAGGGCCGCAAGGGCGGTTCAACCCAGTCAAACGGCCCCGGTTCGTGGTCGTTCGGCCCTGCTTTGTCCAGCGCAGAATCTAACTTCAAGGCGAAGAAGCGCAGGAAGTGACGACCGCAGGCCAACTCATTGACCGCGTCTCTGGTGAACTGCTAGCGGGGACGGTCGAGGAACGCAACAAGCTTGCGTCCGGTATCGACGCTTCAGCCACGTCGATCACTTTGACGTACTCGTTGCAAGGTGTCCGCGAAGGCGGTGTCTTTGAGATCGGCCAAGAGTTGTTCTATGTGTGGACGACGAACAGCACATCGAAGACCGCTGTTGTTGAGCGCGGTTTCGGTGGCACTACTGCTTCAACGCATGATGCCGGTGCGATTGTGACGGTGAACCCACGGTTCCCTCGGCATCGGGTGTTGAACCAGTTGAACGCTGATCTGGCTGACTTGTCGTCGCCGATGAACGGCCTGTTCCAAATGAAGACGGTTGATGTCGCTTACAACGGTTCTGACCGGATGGTTGATCTTGCTGGTGCCACTAACATCATTGACCTGTACGACGTACGGTTGCGTTACCTAAACGACGATTACCCGGTGATCCGTTCGGTGCGTCTGTTGCGTGACATGCCAACCTCCGATTTCGCATCCGGTAACGCTCTGGTGTTTGATTCGCCTGTGCGTGCTGGGAGTATCCGTGTGATCTATAAGGCTGCGTACGGCCAGTTCACCGCCGAGTCGGACACCGTCGCTGATGTTGGTGGTAGCGACACGTTGGATGATCTGTTGTCTATCGGGGCGCAGATGCGCCTCATCGCTCCGCGTGAGGTGAAACGAAACTTCACCGAGTCGCAGGGTGACACTCGCCGTGCGGAAGAAGTGCCGTCGGGTGCTGTTGCTAACTCGATGATTCAGTTGCAGCGTTTGCGTCGTGACCGCATCCAAGCCGAGGCGGCACGGTTGAACCGTCAACACCCGATCCGTATTCGGAAGTAGGCGGCTATGTCGCTGACCACGTTCACCACCGCTTATACGGGTGGCCCGACGTTTTACACGGGCGGTTCCGGCACCTCATCCCTCGTACCTGACATTTTCCCTGTCGCTATCGCCGGTCGCTCGTACGCGCTGGATATGGCGTCTGGCAGGTATGCCCGCACGTTTGAGGCGCGTCTGCGTGAGTCCAGCGACTTCTCTGATATTCCTGGTGAGGCTGCGATCAACCCGCAGGGGTTGTGGCGTCGAGGCCAAACGTCGTGGCATTTCGGTATGAATCAGCCGTATGGTGATTTGCCGGATTCGTTCCCGCAACGGTTCTATCAGTCGTTGGGTGTGGACGTGTGGACAGACGGCGAAGTGTCGTTGTTGAAGAACACGTTCCTCGCGCAGACACATACCGGCACAAACATGTACTTGGAGTTGGCTGGCGGGGAACTGTGGTACACGGACGGCAGCAACATCTATTACACCGACGACCCGTTCGCCGGTAGCCCAACCTCGATTTCGTTGGGTGCGACAGTTCGGCATACCACTTCTGACGGCTTCAATGTGTACGTCACGGTTGCTGGAACGGGAGCGACACAGGGCTTGTTGAAGGTGTCGTCGGCATCGCATACCTCGTCGGTTGCCAGTTACGGCCATGAGTACGGTGTGGTCGAGTTTGTGAAAGGCCGTTTGTTCGTCGGTGGGAACTCCACGAACGAACTGTGGGTTGACCCGACTGGGAACAGCCCGCCCGCCGATTACGACTCGTTCCCCGCTGATCTTCGCTGGGTTGATTTCGCTGCCGGTCAAAACGCGATCTACTGTGCCGCGAACATTGGCGACAAAGCCCTCATCTACAAGATCACCGTGCAGGCAGACGGCACCCTTGACACGCCTGTCGTCGCAGCAGAACTCCCTAAGGGCGAAACGATCTACTCAATGTCCGCATACCTCGGGTATGTGCTGATCGGCACGAACGAAGGACTCCGATACGCGACATCTGACACCCAAGCGAACCTGGTGCTTGGCCCGACGATCCCGTCGCCGAACCCGATCCTGTGCGCCCACGGCTACGACCAGTATGTTTGGGTGGGGGTCACCGATTACACCAGCGAGTACACCGGCACCGGACGTGTTGATCTTGGTCAGCTCGTAGATGCCGGACTTCCAGCGCACGCACCCGATCTGATGTATGCCGGTCAGGGTGACGTGCTGTCAATCATCACGTTCAATGGTCGTCGGCTGTTCACCGTGTCAGGCGTCGGCATTGTTGCCGAACATGCGAGCGAACTGATGCCATCCGGTTACATCGATACGGGTGTGTGGCGGTGGGGCATCCCCGACAACAAATTCTTGGCGTTTTTCGACCTTGACTTTGAACCGTTGAACGGCACCATCGAAGCCGAATTTGAGTTTGACTCTGGCACGCGCACCTCGTTGGGCACAGCGAACCGTCAAGGCACCACCGCGTTCACAATGACAGGTGTTGACGACCCGTTCCGTGAGGCACGTTTCATTGTGACGTTGAACCGTGACGCCGATACCGCATCTGAAGGGCCGGTGTTGTGGCGTTGGCAAGCCCGCGCTGTACCTGCACCTACACGGTCAGAACTGTTCCAAATCCCAATCCTGTTGCACTCCCGGTTGTACTGGAAACACCGCGAATACTTCTTCGATGTGGATACTGAACTGGAATTTTTGCGTGATCTTATCCACAACCCTCGGATTGTTACGTTTCAGGAAGGGCCACGCACCTACAAGGTGATCGCTGAGAGTGTAGAATGGGTTCCTGTAGATTCGCCGAATGACAGTTATGTGTTCGATGGCACCGCCACCGTCACGTTACGGTCGCTAGTGGAGTAAACGATGGCTAAGACCCGCAGAGCATATGAAGGCGCAGGCGCGTCAACGACGTTGAACGGCGCGTTCGCTGCCGGTGCTACCTCGTTCTCAGTCGCTGCTGCTACCGGCTGGCCGTACGGTGCGAACCCGTTCTTCATTGTTGTTGAGCCTGGTACGGCAAACGAGGAAAAGATTCTGGTTACCCGTGCGAACTCGGGTGATTTGACGTTATCGGTGTCAGGTTCGCGTGGCGCGGACGGCACGACAGATGTGACTCATGCTGACGGTTCAACGGTGTATCCGGTGTTCACAGCTACCGACGCTGATGAGGCGAACGAACTGTCCTCGACGTGGACAACGAAGGGCGACATTGTCACGCACGGCGCGTCCACGTTTGAACGTCTCGCTGTCGGCACCGACGGATACGTCCTAACTGCCGATTCTGCTGCGTCTGGCGGTTTGGCGTGGGCGCAGGTTGACACCGCTCAGATCGCTACGAACGCGGTCACCGCCGACAAGATCGCTGCCGACTCGGTGACGGGTTCTGAGCTTGCATCAAACTCGGTCGCGGCAACACACATCGTTGATGGTTCTGTTGACACAGCGGAACTAGCTGCTGACGCGGTCACGACCGCGAAGATCGCTGATGACGCTGTCACGAACGCGAAGATCGCTGCCGGCGCGGTTGATACCACCGAGTTGGCTACCGACGCTGTGACAGACGCCAAGATCGCCGACAACGCTGTCGGAGCCGCACAGATCGCTGCTGGCGCGGTCGGTAGCGACGAGATTGGTACTGGCGCGGTCGGCACAAGCAAAATCGCTGACAATGCGGTTACTTATGCGAAACTTGAAAACGCTGCTGGACATACCGTGTTGGCGCGTGTCGGTGGGACGGCTGGTGATCTATCAGAAATTGTTGCGGGTGCGAACCACGTCCTGCGAAGGGACGGGACAGGCAACTTAGCGTTCGGCACAATCGACGGCGGCCACATCGCTAGCAATTCGATTGACTCCGGTCATTACGTTGACGGCTCAATCGACCGGGAGCATCTCGCAGCCGACATTGTCAATGGCGACAAGATTGATGACAACTCGATCAACTCTGAGCATTACGTTGACGGATCGATTGACAACGCGCATATCGCTGATTCGACAATCACTTCGGCAAAGGTTGACACCAGCAGCATTTTGGTGACCGGCAGCACAGACCAGTCGAAGTCAGGCAAATTGACTCTCACCGAGAACGCTATCGGTGCCGACTATTCCACATGTCAGCTCGTCGTGAACCCTGGCGGTGGTGCAGGTATCGCTCTTCGTACAAGCAACTCCGCGACAAGCACCGTCCAGTTGCGTGCCGGGTCTACCGGCGGTTCGTGGGCAGCGTTGAACGTGACCGGGCCTACCGGCAGCGGTGCAGGTTTGGCGTACGCCGACATTTACGTCCATGACGTGTACTACAGCGGATCATTGTCTTCGATTAGTTCCGAAACTGTGAAGCATGACATCGTTACTTTGGACGACGGCGCGTTAGACCTCGTCAACATGCTGCGGTCGGTCACGTTCCGTTACAACGACGACCCTGACCGGCAGCGCATCGGTTTCATAGCTGAAGAAGTTGACGCGGCGATCCCTCTCGCTGTCACCGACCACGACGGTGTACCCGGCATCGACCCAGTAGCGATCCTGTCGTCTGCTGTCGCTGCGATCCAAGAACTGTCCGCGAAGGTTGACAGCCTGCAAGCACGCATCGCCGAACTGGAAGGCTGACCGTGGAGTTCGCATACGGGTATGGCAAGGTGCGTCTCACCCTTGCAGAAATGGAACAACGCACCAAATGGAACAAACTGCACCCAGAGTTCCGGCGTAGACTCCACGCCCTGTTCGTCACAGCACGCGAAGAAGGTGTCGATGTTGGTATCGGAGGTGGCTACCGCTCCACCGAACGCCAGAAAGCAATGTTCCTGTCACGGTACGTTCAAGACCCGAACGGACGCACCCGCTGGGACGGCAAACGGTGGACAAAGAAACGCGGTGTCGCATCCGCTGCGCCTCCTGGCCGCTCCTACCATGAACCGACCGACAGCGAAGGCTGGTGTTACGCCGCTGACCTCGTCGGCGACCTCAACTGGGCGAACGCCAACGCACACCGATTCGACTTGCTGCATTTCGCCAACGTCAACTCCGAGCCGTGGCACTTCCAACCAGTCGAACTCCCCAAATCACGTTCCCGTTACTCCGGCCAAGTCCTAGAAGTATGGAACCCGCCGGAACCCCCCAACAACTTCACCCCCGACCCGATCACACACATCACGAAGGATCTCGACATGCGTCTCGTCAAGCCTGCCCGACTGTTCGACTCCCGTTCCAAAGGCGGGCCATTCAAAGCCGGAGAAACCCGTGACGTACGGGTCGCTGATGTGTCTGCCGCGTTCGTCAACATCACCGTCGTCCCCTACGAGCCAGGGTTCGTCACCGTGTGGGACGCCGGCGACATGCCGAACGTCAGCAACGTCAACTATGTTGATGCCCCGATTGCCAACACGTCGCTTGTCCCTGTCGAGAACGGCCACATCAAGGTGTACTCGTCAGGTAAAGCCGACATCATCATCGACATCCAAGCGACCGCGTAGGAGCTGCCATGAACCCCACCAAAATTGTTGCCCGTCTCGCCGCCACCTTTGTTGCAGCTTGCATCCCGAACGGTGCTGTTGGCATCGCCCTCGACGTGGAACTGTGGAAGGCTGCTGTCATGTCCGGCGCGGTCGCTGTCCTCGGAGTCGTCCAGGCTCTCGCCCAGTCATACCGTGACGGCGACCTGACGATCGAAGAAATCGAACAGGCTTTCGGAGAAAAGTGAATCTCCGATGCCAGTTTGGCTGACGATTCTTCTCGCCGTGCTGGCACCCGGTGGTATCCTTGTCACCCTTGTTCAGTTGAAGAAGGAAAACGCGAGGGATCACGCCGCGAACTCTGCGAAGTTGGATCGAGTCATTGAGGTTTCTGAGGACACTCGGGAACGACTCAATGACCACATCGATTACCACTTGAAGCACGGTCGCTGATTCCTCCCAAAGAGGAAGGCGACCCATGCCCCAAGATGTATACCTTGACGCAGCCCATTTCTTGACTAGAGTTGTGCCCAGAGGCGCAGACGAAGCGCAGCGTCTCTGTCACATCATCAAGATATTGGAGGGACATGGGACTCGCGGAAGCACTACAGGCGGTACCGGAACCGGAACCAATGGTTCGGTGCGGGATCTATTATCTGCGTGAGCAGCTAGACGGCGAAGACCTCAGGGTTTTCAACGAAACTTTGAAACAGTTGGCGTCAACTCCTGGCAATGAACGTAAGAACGGCAAGTCAGGTTTGACTGCTCGATGGTTCGCCGAAGTGTTGCAGGCCAACGGGCACAACATCTCCAAGTCCACGGTGCAACGGCACACTACTGGGGGGTGTACTTGTGGCGTTATCTGACGACATGAAAGCCGGCCCTCCCCCTCCGAAGAAAGAGGTGTTGGGGAAGATCGCCCACCTGTTGGAACGTAACGGGATCGATGTCGAGGAAGTCGGCAAGATCCAACGTGTCAACGTGTGGCAGGGTTTCTACAAAGATGACGAGGGTGAGGCGCACACGGTTGACATGGCTGGGTTGTCGTTCTCTCCGTCGTGGGAGGACGGCCCCGAGTGGAACCCGGTGTCGCAGTCAGCCCCCGTCAAATGCTCTGTAAGGCCCCTAAAAGGCGTTGCACGCCCCGAAGGCTACAAGACCGCCGTGATTGTCCCTGACGTACAGATCGGCTATTACAGGGCTGCTGACGGAGAACTTGTCCCAACCCACGACGAGGCAGCAATCTCGCTGTGTCTGTCGGTGATGCGGGACATAAACCCCGACCTCGTCACCCTCGTCGGCGATAATCTCGACCTGCCGGAACTCGGAAAATACCGGCTCTCGCCGGCTTTTTCTCACACCACCCAAGCGTCCATCGATCGGGCTGCTGTCTTTGCTGCTGAACTACGGGCGTGCGCTCCCAACGCAGAAATTTTTTGGCTCGCCGGTAACCACGAAGAAAGGCTCGTCAACTATGTCATCGACAACGCGAAAGCTGCGTTCGGTATCCGTCGAGGCAACACTCCAGATTCTTGGCCTGTTCTTAGTGTGCCTTATCTCTGCCGTTTTGACGATCATGGCATCCAGTATCTGGCTGGCTACCCTGCATCCAGCTTTTGGATCAACAACAAACTCAAAGTCATCCACGGCAACCGTGTCAAATCGAACGGTTCGACAGCGCATCAGTATCTCAACAGCGAAAGCAAAGTATCTGTCATCTTCGGTCACATTCACCGCCGTGAGTGGGCTGAGAAAACCAGAGAGGATTGGGATGGCCCCAAGACGATCCTTGCGGCGTCGCCTGGAACCCTTGCCCGAACGGACGGAGCTGTCCCTTCGACGCGCGGCGGGATTGACCTCGACGGTCGCCCGTTGACGGTGGTGGAGGATTGGCAGCAAGGTTTCTCAGTCGTGTCGTATGAGGAAGGCGACGGCCAGTTCTGGTACGAACAGATCCCGATTCACCACGGACAGACCTTCTGGCGTGGCAAACTATATAACTATGGCCCCACCAAAGAGCAGCAGCCCTAAACGCTCCGCGCAGTACTACCGCAAGAACGCGAAAGCGCGCAAGAAGAAGGCTGCGTACGACACCGCATACCATGACAACGACAGCCGTCGAGCGTACCGTGCTGAACTGTCGAAGGAACGTCGCAAGCGCGGGGTGATGGGCAAGGGCGGCAAGGATGTGTCGCACAAGAAAGGTGGCGGCACGACAATGGAGTCCGCATCGAAAAACCGTGCCCGCAATAGGGGGAAGAAATGAGCGAACCTGTGTACGAGTGCGTGCGGTGCGGTGCCATCGTTGTTGGTGGCCGTAAATGCTCTGCGTGTGGCGGCAAACTTATTCCGTACGAGCCGTTCTGATGGGCGAGGTGTACGACGAGGACGATGAGACATGGCCGATTGTGGTGTGTCAATGGCGTGACGCTGCATCGGGTGGCGAAGGTGGCTGGGTAGATACCGCTACCTACGAACCTAAGGAAACCCATGTGTTGACGGTCGGCTGGGTGTGGCCCCAATGCTTAGAAGGTCACCTGACGATCGTGTCGTCCGTTATCGGCATCCCGAACGATCCTGACACCGTCGGCGAGATCACCCACATCCCGTTAGAGAACGTCTGCTCGGTGTACTCGCTCGCAGCTCACCTGCCGGTCAACTGGTTTGACGAGAACTTTTAGACTTGACAGCGTGTCACACCCTCCTGTAATACTGTAGCCAACCCGCTACACAGGAGGAACCTATGGGTGCAACCATCATCAAACCGCTGCACGGCAGCATGGAATGGCTGAAACTTCGTCACCGGGACGACACCGGCTGGCCGGTCGTATCCGCATCAGACGCGGCAGCAGTCCACGGCCAACACCGTTTCAAAACGAAGTACGGCCTCGGCATCGACAAACTCGCTGACGAACCAACCGTCACCGAAACAAACCGTGCGATGGAACGCGGCAACCGCCTAGAAGCCACCTTGTTGAACTGGGTTGGCGACGAAATCGGCGAACGAGTCAACGAACCCGACCGCATGTACGTCTTCCAAGAACGAGGCGCGTCAATGGTCGCCACCCTCGACGGGTACATCGGCGACAACCAGTTCCTGCCCGACGCCATCGTAGAAATCAAAACCTATTCGGGTGTGTTCGACCCTGACGGCGACTACGGCGACGGATACGGCCCTCTGCCGGCCTACTGGCATTGGCAAGGCGTGCAGCAGTCGATCTGTTGCGACACCGACGAGGTGATCTGGGGGGTGTTTGACAGCACCCTCGATTTGAAAATCTACCGCCAGTATGTCGACTACAGCGAGCGTTCGTGGCATGTTTCCGCGGTCGCGGATTTCTGCCGGAACATCGCTGCCGGGTTGCTGCCCGACAATTGGCAGGCGAACTACAACGATTTCGCGTCGGCACCTGTCAGCGAACATGTTGCCGATCTGACCGATCTGTCATCGGTAATCGCACAGTTACGCGAAGTACAGGCAGAAAAGCGTGAACTCAACGAACGTGAGGACGAACTGAAAGCCAGTTTGGCGGCAGCGATGGATGGTGCTACCGTTGGCACCGTAGATGGCCAGGAGGTGGTCACATGGAAGCAACAATCGCGGAACTCCTTCGACGCGAAGCGATTCGCCTCCGAGCATCCCGATTTACACAAGCAATACCAAACCAGCAGCACCTACCGGGTGATGCGAACGAAAGGAACCAAGTAATGGAAGACAAACTGGCAACCATCTTCGACAAGTACGGGTCACCTGACCCGAAGTACATCGAACGTCTGCCGAAGGGTGGCACAACCCTCGATTTCATCGGTCATGCGCGGATCACGCAATGGCTGCTGGAGATCGACCCTACATGGACTATTGAGCCGGTCGCGTTTGATGAGGGCGGTCTGCCTGCCCGTGTGAAGCACGGCAACATGGTGCAAGCGGGCTTCTACCTGACCTTGTGCGGTCACCGCCGGTACTGTGTTGGCTCTGTCGAGGATCGCAAACCAGACATCGGCAAGGAACTGTTGTCGGACGCGATCCGTAACGGCGCGATGCGTTTCGGACTGGCACTAGATCTATGGTCAAAGCTTCCTCTCGGTGAAGAACCTGAGCAGGCTGCGCCCGTCAAGAAGACAGCGAAGAAGACAGCAGCGAAGAAGGCCGCTGCACCAGCACCCGAGGTGTCCGACGAAGAACTTGTCGATCCGGCCACCATCGGCAAATTCAAGGCAGCGTGTGACCTCAACGGTCTGCAACAAGACGAGGTCGCCCAACACGCCGGCGTCAACCTCAACCACGTCACCCTCGGCGACATGGATGCCCTCCGTGCGTCGTTCAAAACCCTCAAGGAGCAACTGTCATGAACAACATCACCGTCACAGGCAACGTGGGGCGCGACCCCGAACTGAAGTACAGCAACAACGGTATGGCAATCCTCAAGTTCTCTGTTGCGGACACCCGCAACAAGGGCGACGAGAAGATCACCCAATGGTGGAACATCGTCTGCTTCAAGGAACTCGCAGAGAACGTCGCAGCGTCAATCGGTAAGGGCACCCGTGTCCAGGTGATCGGCAAGGTGCAACGCGAGAAGTACGAAGACAAGGAAGGCAACGAGCGTGAACGCATCGAGATCCTTGCTGACGATGTTGGTATCTCGTTGCGTTGGGAACCTGCCGGTGAGTCCGCTCCTGTGCGTGGTGAGCCTGTTCTGCGTGGCGCACTCATCGTGACAGACCCGAGCGAGGAACCATTCTGAGCGATGGGCAAAAACACCAAAGAATGGCATTGCGCCGTCTGCGGGCAACGCCTCACCACCCACCGCAAAATCATCGGCAAACCCGTACACACCTGTGCGGCACGCCCCGGTAAACGCCGGTGGGAACTTGACGAGGTGACCCATGTCTAAAAACAAGGCCAAAGGCACCGCTTTCGAAACAGACATCGTCCGCTACCTGCGCGAATTCGGGTTCCCGTACGCGGAACGCCGTGCCCTCGCAGGCGTCCACGACCTCGGCGACATCACCGGCACACCAGGACTCGTCTGGGAATGCAAAAACCATCAGACCCTGAAACTGTCCGAATGGCTCGTTGAGACAGAGGTAGAACGGTACAACGCAGGAGCCGACTACGGAATCCTCGTAGCGAAACGACGTGGCAAAAGCTACCCCGGCGAACAGTATGCGATAATGACACTCAGTTCATTAGTCCAACTGTTAGTCGAGGCCGGCTATGGCGCACCGTGAAACCTATTACCCTGCTGGTGAGCATGGCTTCCATGTTTACCGTGGGTTGCGGTCAGGCTACGACGATCCCCTCATCGGCACCTGTGTGGACGCTCCCCGCGACGGAAGTCCCCACGACTACCTCTGCCCCACCTGCGGACGTTACAAACCCTGTAAGCATCATTGTCCAAAGTGCGGTAGAAGACTCCCCTGCGTCTTCCACAACTAGCACCACGACGATCCCCGGTATCGACAATGCGCGATACCCGAAGCTGCTCACCCTCGCACACCAGATCGGCTGGCCTGCCGAATGGCTCCCCACCCTCGACATCATCATCCACGGTGAATCCAGAGGCATCGCCGGACTCACCGGTTCAGGCGCGGTAGGTATCACCCAAGTCGAATGGGTGATCTGGGGTGACCTCGCCAACGAACTTGGCTACAGCCGTGCCGACGTGCGCGACAACAACGCAGCCAATTTGGAGGTGGCACTCGCCATCGCCTACATTGCGTTAGACCACTACGACCATTGGTGCCAACCTTGGTACCCATCACTTGGAAACTACAGGAACTACTGTTGAACGAACATCAAGTAACTCTGCCCTCTGCCCCTGAATACAGCGAAAAAGATCAAGAGTGGCGCACCCGTGCAGCATGCAAAGGTATGGACACCGACCTGTTCTTTCCCGAAAGAGGCGAAAACCTGAAGGTGAAAAAAGCCAAAGAGATCTGTGCAAGCTGCCCAGTACAAACCGAATGCCTCGCCTACGCCCTGCAATGGTCAGACAACCAGATGCTTGGGATCTGGGGAGGCACCTCATGGAAAACCCGACGATCCATGCCATCCGACCCCAACGCCTTCAAAAACACCTGGTCACGGTACTGATGGACAAAGAATGGATGAAACAAGCACGCTGTCGAGGCCACGACACCGACCTGTTCTTCAACAGCAGCATACGCTCCGCATACCGTGTCTGCTGGGGCTACATGAAA